CGACCGCAGTTATCGCGTTGCCCTGAGCGGTGATCTGGTCGTCATGCTCCTCTACGATGGACTCCAGGGCATTCAGGGCGGATGCATCAGCCTTCGTGTTGCTGAGGCCGGTCACGGAGTTCTGCAGGCTGGTGATCGCATTACCCTGCGAGGTGATGGTGCCCTCGACCGAGCTGACTCGGCCCTCGACGGCCTGCACAGCGGCGGCGGTTGCCAGCTGACCCGTGCCAGTCGGCATACGGGCTTCGACAGTCGAAACGCGAGTGCTCAAGGCGTTGTCGGCAGCTGCGCGAGCCGAAGCCTCCTCAGTCACAGAGGCTTCGGTCGCGAGCTTGCCACTACCAGAGGGCATCCGGGCCTGCAGTGAGCTGATGGCCGTGGCATTCGCCTGGTCTCCGCTGACTCGGGCCTGCCGCTCGCTGTAGATCAGACCGGACGTAACCGCGTTCACATCGGTGCCGGTGTAATCGCCGCGCAGCTGGGCCGCCAGCGTGGCGCGCTGGGTAGCCTCAGCAGCGTCGCCCGCGATGCGGGCGGCAGCCTCGTCCTGGACCAGGGCAACGCCCGCGCCAGGGGTCGGGCGGCCGATAGCCACCCAGTCGATCAGGAAGTAGTCCGTAGCGGTCTGCGAAGCGCCCAGCTGCAGGCGAATCCGACGGATGGTGTTCGGCCACCACGGAACGTCCTTGAAGCTGATGGTTGCGATACCGTTGGCGTCGAAGTCCGGCTCCGGGATGACCACCTGCTTGCTGGTGTTGAAGGTGTTGTCGGTCGTGGTGGTCCAGCGCAGCTGACCGCGCCAAGTCGGGTTGCCGACCTTCTTAATCCGAACCTTGACGAAGCGATAGGCACCGCCGTCGATGCCCAAGTTGTCCGGGCTGGTCGCATGGGGGTCTGACGCATGGTTGGCCGGACGCAGCCAGCCGTCCACGATGGTAGGGGTGCCGTTGCCGGTCCACGACTCCAGATCGTTGTCGAAGTACCAGATACGCTTGGAGTCGAACTGCTCGCCGGAGCCGGCGGCGACGCTCGCAATCTCGACCGCCAGCGACTCGTCAGCGGCCTGGCGGATCGCCGCCTCGGCACTGATCGCCGCTGTACGGGCGTTGGCCTCATTCAGTAGCGCGGTAGCGCGTGCGTTCGCCTCCTCCTGGATCGCCTGGGTGCGGGCAGCAGCTTCCGCCTCCAGGGCATTCGCGCGTGCGGTCGCTTCAGCAGCGTCGCCCGCGAGCCGGTCGGCAATCTCTTGGTTCAACGCCGCCTGCTGGGCGGCAATCGCATTAGCACGCGCCTGCGACTCGGCCAGGTCGCCCGCAAGGCGGGCCTGCACCTCAGCGTCCAGCGCCTCCTGCACGGCCACCAGGTCCTGCACCTGCTCGTCCAGGGTTTCGCCGAGGGACGCCGGCAGGGTCGTCGTCACGACCGTCTGCGGAGACAGCAGGCCGGACGTGTTGCGGGCTCGGAATGCGAACGTGTACGTGCCGGCGTCGGGCACGACCGCCTCAAACGGCGCGGTGTGGAATCCATCGCCCACCACCGGCTGCATCGCGTCCCAATCGGGATCCGCATGCGTGCCCGCGATGTAGCGCACCTCGGCGCCAGCGTAGTCCGGGGCCTGCAGCGTCGTGCTGTTGTAGCCCCAGAAGTACCTGCGCACGCCGCCGCCGAGCGCCTGCACCCCCACGGTGTCGAACGGCGGAGGCGGAACATCCGCACCAACGGTGACGTAGGTCGTCTCCGCGACGCCTCCCACGATGCCATCGGCGTTGTAGGGCCGCACCACGACCTTGTAGATGCCCGCCGAAGGGATGCGGAACCTGGCCACCGTGGTACGCGTCTCCGCGACCTGGACAAGCTCAGTCCAGTCGCCGTCAAGCTGCTGGGCGGCGTGCACCGTTGCGAATGCCATCGGCCCGCTCACCGAGAACCGGCAGACCAGCTCGGTGTACACGGTGTCGCCCTGCACCACCTGCGCCTCGCTGATCTGAAGGTTCGATGCGACTGGTTTGACCGGCAGCAGGCTGCCCGATGCCGGCGGGACATAGGACCCCGTCTTGACGTAGGTCCACAGCTCCTGCGACTCGGGCACCACGCGGATGGTGGCCGACTCGTAGTCGGCGTCCGGCTCGATGCCGACGACGCGGACCCGATACCCAGGGGTGGCCTTGAAGTCGTAGACCCAGATGGTGTCCCAAGCCGGGTTGTCGTCGCTGTCGCCCGGCAGCGGCGCGTCCTCGGGCCACGGGTCGAGCAGGGTCACCGTGCTGGACGGCTCGGACAGCGCCTGGACGCGAAACACCCGGTAGACCAGCTCTCCGGGGATGCGCAGGCCGATGTACGGCGATGCGCCGGCCGGCACCTCTTCGTCCAGCGCCAGGGACACGATCCCACCGACGATCGAGGCACCGCGCAGGCGCCCACCATAGCCCCACTGCGTCAGGTCGTGCTGCAGCGCCAGCACCGACATACGCCGGTAAGACAGATGCTCAAGGTCCGTGCCGAACGTGACCTCTTTGTACTGGTAGAGGCTCTGCGCGAGGTGCCACCGTGCCATCTGCGCGGCGTGCGCCTCGGTGGTGATGCCCTCGCCCTGGATCTGGGCTGGGGCGAGCGCGACGGTCACACCCGGCTTGTTGACGCGCAAGGTCTTGGTGGTCCAGTCGCTGCGGTCGTAGTAGGTGAACTCGACGCCGTCGGCCGCGTCCGCCAGGGTGTAGTCCACCTGGAAGGTGCCGCGGCGGATGGTCGCCATGTTCACGACGCCAGACAGCGGCTGCCCCTCGGCCGCCCAGACCACCGACAACCTGCCGGCCTGCCAGGTCATCTGGCCGAACCCGGCCAGCGCCAGCGCATCCAGCATCTCGCCGTGGGTACGCGGCTCCCGCACGACGTTGTCGTACGTGTACCCCTCGGCCGCGCAGTGCAGCATGAATGCCTGCAGGGCCGGGATGTCGATCATCGAATCCGGCAGGCCCATGCCGGCCAGCAGGCGGCCGTTCTCGTCGTAGATGCCGCGGGCGTAGGCCAGGATCTGCGCGCCCGGGTTGCTGGTCTCCTCGGTCACCCACGCACTGCCATTCCACACCGGGATTGGGCGGGAGTGGACGACGCAATTGACCTCGTCCATCACGCCGCTGGCCAGCTGGCCGCTGGCCTTAACGCGGATGCCGATGCGCGGGATGCCGGAGTAGTCGGCAGTATCCCGCTGCACGCAGGTCATCGTGGACCACTGGAACTGCGCCTTGGCGTTCTCGATCTCCAAACCTTCGCGCCGGCGCACGCGCACATCGTACTGACCCTCTGGCACGTCGAACGACAGCGTGGCCCGCTTCGGGTCGTAGGTGTCGTTGACGAACATCCGCGTGGTGGCCGGGAGCCACGTGGTCGTCCCGGTCTGCCGATACTCGACATCCACATACGCGGTGTTGCGCTTCGGCTTGCCCTTGCTGGTGACGTCGCCGAGCACGTATTCCAGGTTGACCTGGATGCGCACCGTGCCCGCGCTGGTCGTCCGCTCGACCCAGACATCCTTCTCCAGCTCGCCGCCAGCGATGGTGTCAGCGTTGCTGTACAGCGGGATCGGCTGCTCCGGCATCCCCGGGAAACCGGAGTGGTAGACCTGGACGCCCTCGTAGGAGGTCAGCATGGTCTCGCCGTTGTACAGGGCCTCGACGCTGTGCGCGTTGATGCCCGGCGTCATGACCACGCCCATGTACTGGTCGTCGCCCTCAAACCACCAGTACGGGTTGCTGATCACGTCCGGCGCGTACTTCACGGTGCCGAAGACCAGCGGCAGCGGCTCGTAATGCCTGGCCTGATTCCGGAACTGGCTGATGGAGTAGACCGGGTTCTGGTCGCGCGTGCGTGCGCCAGGCAGCTTCGGGCCGAGCACGCGATTGATCAGCATGGAGCCCGCGAAGTAGGCGCCCGCGGTGACCAGGCTGCCCGCCGTCGCTCCGAAGGTCGCGCCGGCCCACGAGCCAAGCGCGCCGCCAGCCACGCCGAAGCCGAAGGTGAAGTAGGTCAGCGCCGCCAGCGCGACGATCTGCAGGGCCTGCCGGTTGACGGCACCGCGCACCTCGATGACCGCGCCCGGCTTCGGGCGCACATGCGGGAGCAGCTGGGCGGGCACGACATGGCCGTTGACCCGCACCTCCCAGAGGTCCGTCTCCCATCCCGGCACGGTGCGCGCGAGGAAGGCGCCCAGCTTCTCGCCCGGCGCCATCTCGGCCGCGATGTTCTGCTGCCCGTCAAGAGTGACCGGGTGCGGGGTAATGATGCAGCGCGTCTCGGGATGTTCCATCAGACCCATCGGTAATAGCCCTCTACCGGTGCGCCCCAGGCCGGAAGGTCCCGGACCCGGTGCAGCACCGAGACGGTCGTGCGTTCGCATGTGTGGAGAACCCAGCCCTCATGGGCCAGGTGGAAGTAGGTGCCGACATGCGCCGGCCGGCCGCGTTCCAGCATCAGCACAAGGTCGCCGTCCATCGGCTCGTCGACAGGGACCGCGTACTGCCGGGACAGGTCGCCCAGCTGAAGCGCTCCCCGGACACCACGGGGCCGGCCGTTCGGGAGCACGATGTCGCGGCCGAACAGCTCGCGCTGGACAAGCATCACCAGGTCCGCGCAGTCGAAGCTGTCCTCGCTGTACGGGATGTCGACGAAGCGCTCGACGTCTGCCAGGCGCATCAGAACAGCCCCGGGGCAACGTACGGGGTGAACCGGAGCCGCGCCACCTGCTGACGCAGCAGCATGTCCCAGCCGCCCTCGGCGCGGGCCACCGACTCGTTTGTGGTGACGCGCATGATCGGCAGCGGCATGTCCACCATGTAGGTGTGCGGGTCGGCCCTGTCGGCCACCATCAGGCGGGCGTTGAGCACCTGGCCCGGCTGCCAGCTCTCCAGGTCCGCAGTGATCCCGCGGCCGATGTTGTCTATCTCGATGGCGCCACGCGGAGACTGCCCGGCGGTGTCCTCGGGCGGCTGGAACCGGAACGGGAACCCGATGTACGTCTGCCCGTTGCTCACCCAATCCTGGGTGTCGTTGACGATGCGCAGCACATCGGCGCTGCCGGGCCAGGCGATCTCCAGGAACACGAGCACGCCATCCGTGTCAGTGACGCGCTGGCGGCGTTCGATGAATGTCACAGGGTCACCTCATGTATTCCAGCGTCACCGGCTGGGAAGCGACGGCATACTGGCCGGCCAGCGGCACACGGGTGCCAAGCTCAACGATGGACGCCGTCACGAGCTGGCCGGTGCGCGGGTGGCGGAACGTGAACCAGCCAACCTCCTTGATCGTGTCGAAGTACCAGGCGTCGAATGCGGCGATGTCAGCCTGCGACAGGAAAAGAACCTGTCCGGGAAGATGCACCCTGGCGTGGGAGTTGAGCCGGCGAGCCTTTACCGGGCCACGCTCCATCTCCGACCGGATGAAGTTAGGCTGTGGCGTCTCGCCCGCGCCGTCCATCAGGAACCTCGCGTAGGTCGGCCACGTCTCCATCACATCTCCCTCAGCCCGAAGCGCCCGCGCAGCGCCGAGACAGTGCGCCCGCCCGCCGCCATATCGTCGGCCACGATGTCCAGCACCAGCTTCTTCAGCTGCTTACCATCAGGCATCTGCACGCGCTCCTCCCGCGCAGCCACCTTCGCGCCTGTGTAGTTGTTGACCTGCACCTGTAGGCCGCCAGCACCCACCGCGGCGACGCCGAGACGGCCGCTTGCCGTCCGGGTCAGCGGCATGATGGCCTCGGGGCCGGCCTCCCCCATCAGACCGATGCCCTTGGCGAACTTGAACAGGGTCGGCTTGCTGACGATCGAGTTGGTGAACACCCCGCCCTTGGCGAAGGCGTGCACCCCGCCACTGTCGAACGCGCCGCCCAAGGCAAAGCCGGTCAGCCCATCGGTGCGGAACAGCCCCAGGAGCCCGCTGGCCTCCAGCAGGTTCATGGCCGCCATGCGGACGCCGATCCGGGCAAGGTCCGACAGGATCGACTCGGCCAGGTTGGTGAATTCGAGCTTGCCGGTCTTGACGAACTCCACCAGCGCATCCTCGGCGGCGCTGAAGGCGCCGGTGAGCGCATCCCGGACCTGGCTGGCCTGGTTGATGGCGACCTCGGCGTAGTCCTCGAACGCTCCGCGGACGCCACGCTCCCAGTCAAGCATCGCGGCCACACGCTGCCGCTGGAATTCCTCCTCCTCGGCCAGCTGCTGGTCCCGGTGCCGGCGGGCGTTCTCGGCCATCCGGTCCCAGGTCTCCTTGTCGTCGGCCACCGAGCGGTCGCCGAGACGCTTCATCTCCTCCGCGTACTCGCGCTCGATGTCGAGCCGGCGGCGGAGTTGGGCCACCGCGTCCGCGCCGCGACCGAAGGCAAGCAGGTCCAGCTCGTTGGCATAGCGCCGGTTCTGCGCCTGCTGCGCCAGGATCGCGTTCTGACGGGCCAGCGCCTCGGCCGCCTTGGCCTGCCGCTCAGTCGCCTCAGCAGCGCGTGCCGAAGCCTCCAGCTGCGGCAACAGGGCCTCCAGAAGGCCGCGGGTCGCGGCGGTCATGGTGCCGGTCTTGTCGGCCAGCAGCTGACGGGCCTGGATAAGCAGCCGGTCGCTCGCCGTGACCTTCTCCCCGGTCTCAGCCAGCTGGCGGTTCGCGGTGATCTGGCGCTGAATGGATGCGATCAGCGACTCGGCCGCCCGCTCGCCCTCGCCCTTCGGCAGGCTTTCCTTGTACCTCGCGCGCGCCGCCGCGATCTGCCTCTCGATCTCGGCTTCCGTCTTGCCGGCTGCCAGCCCAGCCTTGCGGATCTCCTGGATCTCGCGCTCCAGCTTCTCAGCCTTCGACAGGTTCGAGAGCCGGAGACGCTCCCACTCTTTCTCGGCCTCCTGCCGCGCCCTCTCCGCGGCACTGTCCACTGGCGCGTAGATGCCGGCCCACTGCACCTGCACCGGGGTCATCTGGCGCTGAAGCTCGGCAATCCGCTCCCGGAACGTGGCCGCTATACGCTCCCGCGCCGCTGGGCTCAGGTCGCGGTACAGGCCGCGCCCAGCCTCCAGGTTCCGCAGGTACCCCTGCAGCATCTCGATCTGCTCGCCGGGGGTCTGCTCCCGGCCGATCGAGAGCATGGCGTCCCACGCCTCGCGGGCAGCGTCCTTGATGCCGCGCCACGCCTTCTCGATCCAGCCCAGGTCCTCCACCACCTTGGGCGTCCGGTCGTTGATGACGTCGGCGTAGGTTCTGATCGCCAGCGCAGCCGCTTCAGCCTCGCGTCCCTGCTCCTTCAGGGCCTTGATCTGCTCGTAGGTCTCCTGGGTCAGGAAGTGGTAGCTCCTGTTCAGGTCGAGGATCGCCCGGACCGGGTCATCCCGCAGGCGCTCGAACTCCCGGACCGTCTCCTCGATGGCGCGGCCGGTCGCCACCCGCATCTGCTCCGCGGCCTTGGCCACCAGCTCGAGCTGCTCTCCGGCGAACTGCCCAGTGCCGGCCACCGCTGTCAGAGCCGCCGAGGCGCTGCCTCGGGTGACCCCGTCCATCTCGTCCATCTCGCGGGCAAGGTCGGCCAACTGCGCGGCGGTCAGGCCAGCGTAGTGGCCGGTCAGGATCAGCGCCTCGTTGAACGCCCGCGCCTCACGCGCGCCTCGCTCCCAGGCATAGAGCAACGTGCCAAGTGCAGCCGCGCTCAGGGTCGCCGGGTTGATCAGCCCAAGCAGGAAGCCGGCCATGTGCCGCAGCGCTCCGCCGGCGCCCACACCAGCCAGCCGGAACTGGTCCAGAATCTGGCCGCCCTGCTGCAGGCCAACCAGCAGCGGATTCATGCCGCCGGCCAGCGACGTGGCGATGTCGGTGAACTGCGCCGGCAGGAAACGAATGGCCTGCTGGAGCTGCTTGACGTTGACCGTGGCAGCGTTGATGTTCTGGGACGCCGCACTGACAGCGCGCGACGCCGCCATCTGCTCGCGCGCCAGCTTCAGCACCGCCTCCGAGGCGCCCATGGCCTCCAGCCGCATATACCGGATCTCGTCCCGGCTCTTGCCCTGGGTGGCCGCGAACCGCAGCGCCTCCAGTTCGACGCGCTTCTGCGCCGCCGACATCTTGTTGAAGGCAGCCGCGTAGTCATCGCCAAGCTGGCGGACCACCGACTCGGCCATCTTCAGGTCGGCACGCATCCGCTCCGTATCGACCACGATGTCGATTCGGGCAGCGCCGATGCTATGCTCTTCTGCCACGTCGTGCTCCAGTAAGGGGGCCCCCGCGCGTGGCGGGGGTCACTCTTTGTAGATCTGATCGAGGCGCGCGCTCTCAATGACCTGCAGGGCGTCCAGCAGGTTGTCGCGCTCCTCCCCGGACAATCCCTGCCTGTCCATCTCGTGCAGGATCACGGAGTAGTCCAGGCCGACTGGCCCGCCCATGCCCATCCGCCACTGCGTAGCAAAGCGGATGAACCACTGGATGGCGGGCCAGTTCTCCTCCCAGACCTCAACCTCCGGCTCCCGGAAGTGCTTCGGCTTCAAACCGGTGCCGGCCAGCTCCGCTTCCGAAGGCGCCGTCCAGTACAGCGCCTCGGTCGCGGCCCTCAGTTTTTTTCCAGCTCCTTCCGCCTGGCCCGGTGGAAGCCGGTGATGATGGCGTCCACGAGGCCGGGATACTCGTCCTCGGCCTCGCGCACACCCTCCTCGGTCAGCTCGAAGTCCGTGCTCCAGGACTCCACCAGGAAAACCACCAGGCCAGCCAACGAGCAGCCGCCCTCCAGCGTGTTCTGCACCTCGCTGGTCTTGCGGTTGTGGTAGGTGATCTCGAGCTTGTCGGCAGAGCCCTGCCCGACGATGGTCAGGGTCGTCTTGAGCGTCTTGGGCGCCCCGCCCTTCTTCAGGCTCATCAGGCCGCCTCCACCAGGATGGCGCGGCCCAGCGGGGTGAAGGTGGCCGTGTTGGTCATCGGGCTGTTGGCCGCCATGTTCGGTTCCGCGTCGAACGACAGGTAGCCGTAGCGGTAGATCGCGTCGCCGTCGGGCAGCTTGCACCGCAGCACCACCGGCGACTTCTTCAGGTCCGCCTTGCGCGCCGCCTCGTACCACTCCGCCTTCGGATCGAAGTACAGCGGGATGGTGATGCTCTTCGCGTTCTTGTAGGTCGGCACGCTGATCTGCTGGCCGGTACGGTCTTCCAGGAACACGCCGGTCCAGAACTGCTGCTCGCCGCCGCTCATGGTCGGGTCACCCTGCTGGGTGAAGTCCACGAAGCCGGACGCCTTGAACAGCCGCACCGTGGCGCTGCCCAGGCCGTCGTAGATGTTCGTGTCCGAGGTGTCCAGGCCCAGCAGCTCGGACTCGGTGCCGTCCACAGTGCCGACCTGCGCGGCCAGGTTGTTCAGCATCGGGTGCGAGGACTCGATCACCACCACGTCGCCCTCGGACAGGGCGCCGCCCGCCGTGGTGACCTCGGCCGGATTGCTGTTGGTGATCGCCGACGCCTCGATGACCGAGCTGATCGCCGTGGAGATGCCGAACTGGGAGCCGTTGGGGAACTTGAGTGCCATTTCCGTTTCCTCTGCGCGCAAAAGAATGGCCCGCTCTGGCGGGCCGGGGGGATCAGGAGTCCGGGAACCAGACCCCGAAGTCTTGTCGGAACCCGTACAGCTTCTTCGGGTCCAGATTCGCGTCCATCGCCACGGCCGCCCCATAGGGCTCGGCCGGCAGGGCGCTCTCGCACAGCGCCTTCTCGGCGGCGTGCATGATCCGCATCGCCTCGGCCTCCCGTGGCGACCACACCGTGACTTGGACGCGGTAGTGCCGGTGGGACGGAAGCCGCTTCTCGAAGTGCCAGAACGCCCGACCACCAACCAGCTGGAAGATGATCAGCGGGTAAACCGGCGCCTCGTTTGGGCGCGTCGGCCACGCGCCGCCGGCCGCCAGCGGGTTCAGCAGCTCCCGCAGCGCCTCTTGTGGCAAGCTCATCAGTCGCTCTCCACGTCACCGGCTGCTCCGCGCAGCAGCTCCGGCAGCCGCTCTCGGCCACGCTCGACCATGATCTGCGCCATCCGCGGCGCCACCGCCTCGTACGCTGGCCGCAGGAACGGGTGCGCCGGCACCCACTTCGGATGAGCCAGCGGCGCGCCGACGTACCACTCGCCGTCTCGGCCCTTGTACATGGCATGCGTCTGCCAGTGACCGAACTCCAGCAGATGCCCATGCGGCGCCTTCTTCGAGTTCCAGGTCACCGAGTAGACCACCGTGGACTCGCGGGACCTGCGATCGCTATAGGCCAGGTACAGCGCGCCCTTGAGCTTGCCCGTGTCCACGGGCGCCCGCGCCTTGGCCTCATCGCGCACGGCCTGCCCGGCTGCAACGGCCATTGACCTGGCCAGGCTCTCCGACACGCCAGACAGCCGGTCCAACCCGGCCAGCACGGACGACAGATCCACAGACGCATTAACCGGCATGGGTCACCAGCTCGCAGACAAGGTCCGTGTACTCGCGGCCGGCGTAGTCCATCCGGACATGCCGCACATCGAACACCTGGCCGCCGTGGACGACCCGCATGCCGGCCACGATGTCCTCGCGGTACCTGATCCGGATCGAGTACCGATCCACGCTGCCCGGGACCCCCTCCTGTAGGCGGGAGATGGTGCCAATCCCCGTGAACCCACGGATGTCCGCCCAGACCGTTGCGACCTCTTCCCAGGTGTCCAGCGGCTGGCCAATGGCGTCGGTGCCGGTGCCGCGCCGCTCGATACGGACGCGCCGGCGTAGGTCGCCTGCATTCAGTGCCATCGTTACACCCCAAGGCCCACGCGGTACGGCCACAACAGCCGAACAGCCGCGTCATCCATCGCCGCTGGCAGCCGCGTCCCGCTCAAATCCTCGCGGTTCCGGTACATGCCCGCCGCACGCTGTAGCACGGCAACCCTGATCGCATCATTCGCCACCATCGGCATGTCGCCAGCCGTCCCATCCTCGACCGCCTGGGCCAGCTCCTCCTGCGACGCATAGACCTTCCGGTTCAGAAACGCCTCCACGGCATCCTCGGCCGCAGTGACGTACAGCTCGACCATGGCGTCATCCGCAGGGTCGGCCCGGCAATGCTCTCGGGCCTGCTCAAGCGTGACCAGTCTCATGCCAATGCGTCCTTCTTCCGACGCCCGGACCGCTTCGCATTCGTCTGCGGCAAGTCCGGGGCCGCTGGCGATGCAGACGATCTCTCGCCATCTGCGGTGGAAGGGGTTTCCTCGGTCGGACCTTCGTCGCTCAGGATTCGGACCAGTCCTTTCTGCTCCAGTTCCGCCGCCGTCTGGTTCGTCACACTGAAGCGCTCGTTGCGCTTGCGCGGCTCGCCGTGGATGAAGCCGCGCAGTGCCTGGACCTGTTTCATGGTCGCCTCCTACGACAAGGGGCGGCCGGAGCCGCCCCTTGTCACTGCTGCGGGATCACGGGGTGGACGGGGGCGGGGCGATACCGGTGAAGTCGCCGGTCACGAACGCCTCCGGACGGTACACGGTCAGGGTCAGGCGCTCCTCCATCAGGATCTTGATCATGTTCTTGACGAAGTCGCGGTCGTCCTGGGTGGCCACGGTGACCGTCAGGTCCTCGCGGTCATGGATCTCGGCCGCGATGCCGCCGCCGAACGCGCCCACCAGGAACTCGCCGGCATCCATCGCCTGCGTCGGGACCACGTTGCGGCCCCACAGCGCCGGCGTGGCGATGCCGCGCGGATTGGCGAACAGGTAGGCGTTGTCCGCCGTCTTGGTCAGCTCGATGGCGGCCCAGTCGATCGGCGACAGAACGATGCCGTCGGCGTAGGCCTCGGCCAGCTCGACCTGCAGCAGGGCCAGGCGCAGGCGGTCGATGCGGGTCTCGGCCTGCACCGTCACGCCCGGGTTGGCGTAGGCGGTCGCCTGGGTCACCAGGCCGTTGATGTTCAGGCCAACGCCAGAGCCCTTCAGAAGCTGCTCCTCCTCCTTCAGCTTCAGGCCGTAGCGCAGGCGACCGTCGATGTAGCCGCGGAGCATCGGAGCATCGGCCAGGACCTGCTTGGAGGCATGGATCCAGTGGGCGATGGTGACCACCGGCGCGGAGTCGGCTTCGAACGTGATGTTCGACTCCGGCTTCAGGCCGCTCGGGTTTTCCGCCACCGGGCCAGCGTTGTTGGTGAAGCCGGTCTCACGCACGTACTCGACCGAGTTGGACGTGGTGCGAACCACGTTCAGCAGGTCGCGGATCGTCAGACGGCGCAGACCCGGGGCCTTGATGCCCGGCACGCGGTCCGGGACGATCAGGTCGCCGGCCGAGGCGCCATCGCTCGTCACAACGGCCTTCACGTCCATCGAGAAGCGGGCGGTCGGGCGCTGCGCCCATGCCTGGTACTCCTCGTTCCGGATGAACTGCTCGCCCATGGACTGGGGGCCTTCGGCGCCGCCACCGCCCTGCTCCAGCTTGGCGACAAGTTGCTCGGCAGCCTGCAGGCGGGCCTGCAGCTCGCCCTGCTGCGTCAGCAGCTGATCGACCTTCGCTCGGGTCTCCTCGGAGAGCTTGGCGTGCGCCTTGATCTCCTTCTCGGCCAGCTCGGCCTGCGCCTTGATCTGGTCGCTGATCTTGTCCAGCGCCGCCTGGATCTTCTCGGGGGTGCTCATTCGATTTTTCCTCAGTTTGCGATAAGGGGGTGCTGCAGGAAGGCAGCGATGCACTGCTCGTTGACCGGGTCATCCCGGCGTTCGGTGGGGTCGCCCTCACCGCTGCCAGCGGGATCGCCCGCGCTGGACTTGATCTCGGAGATGAGGCGCATGGCCTCGGACTTCGGCATGCCGGAGGCGCGCAGCGCGGCCTCGACGCGGCGCACCGCGGCGGCGTTCGCCTTGCCGGCGCCCTTCTCGACCTGGTCGGAGGGCAGCAGCTCGTCCGCGAAGCCCTCCTCCACGGCATCGCTGCCGCCGATCCAGGTCTCCGCATCCATCAACTTCGCCATCGCCTTCTGGTCGGCGCCGGTGCGCGCGGCGTAGATGTCCGCCATCGCGCGGTCGAACGGCTCCAGGGTGTCGGCATACTCGCGCAGGTCGTTGCGGTTGCCGGCGGCAACCACCCAGGCGTTGTGGATCATCAGGAAGCCGGCGCGGGCGATCTGCACCGTGTCGCCGGCCATGGCGATGATCGAGGCGGCCGACGCGGCCAGGCCAAGGATCTTCACCGTGACCTCGCCATCGTGCTCCCGCAGAAGGTTGTAGATCGCCAGCCCCTCGAATATGTCCCCACCAGGGCTGTTGATGTTCACGGTCACCGGGCCGCGGCCCATGCGCCGGAGCGCCGCCGCCACACGCTTTGCGGTGACGCCCTCACCGGTCCAGAAGTCCTGGCCGATCACGTCGTACACGCCGATCGAGCGATCGTCCTCGCCGGTGGCCGCGGCGCGCACGCCGGGATTCCATCGGTCCAGCGCCCGCGGGAGGATCTGGGCGCTGACGCCGGCGCATACGCGACCCTCCGGCGCACCCGGCAGCTTCTTGATCGTCATGGGGTTCAGTCCTCGTGGTTACGGGCTGGAGCCGGGCACCTGCCCGACCAAATCCAGGGTGGTCATGGCCGACTGCACAGTGAGCACCGCGGCGTTGCCGCCCATCGGCTCCCGGTCCTCGAGCTCGCGGACCTCGTCGCGGGTCATGATTCCGTTGTTGACCATGGCGGCGTAGAACTCGGACCGCGCCTTGCTGTCCGCGCGCAGCAGGCCCTCGACCGTGTACTTCGGGTAGTACCGCAGCCGGTCGCCAGGGGGCATCAGGTCCTTCTGGATGCCCTGCTCGATGCGCTTCAGCCAGGGCGCCAGGGTGAAGGTCAGGAACCAGATCATCTTCTGTTCCAGGCCCGTGCCCCAGTTGCTGTCCTTCTGGCCGTGGCCGACCAGCGACGGGTCCACGCGGAACCACCGGCAAACGTCCTCGACCGAAAACGCGCGCGACTCCAGCAGCTGCGAATCCGAGGGCTTGATCCCGATGGTGCCGACGTCCGTCCCACCTTCCAGCAGCGGGGTTTCACCACGCTCCACCGCGCCCAGCACGTTCTTCCGGAACTCCTCGCGCTGCTTCGGCTGCAGGAACGCCGAGACCTTGTAGTAGACGGTCTGCAGCATGCCGTTGCTGAAGGTCCGCGCGGCTGCCTGGTCCGCCGCGATCGCGCCGCCGATCACGTGGGCGCCGTAGGTGATGACCGAGACACCGTTCTCGCCGTCCAGGGTGAAGCCCGGCACCTCCCAGATCCGGTTGCGCGGGATCACCCGCTGCCGGCCGTCCTTCTCGGTGTAGCGCCACTCCTTCCGGCCGTTGGCGTCCAGCGACCAGCTCAGCCGGTCCGGGTTGAGGAACGAAAGGCCCACCAGCCGGTTGCCAATCATCAGCTTCTCGGCCCGGCCTGCGCCACGCAGCAGCATCGAGGCGACGAACGCCTCCCAGAACACAGAGGCCGTGGTGGTGGCGTTCGGCTGGTCGTGGATGATGAAGTGCAACGGGTGATGCGGAGCCGCGCGCTTACCACCAGGGCCGCGCTCGAACACACCGAGCGGCAGCGTGGCGATCGTCTCCGAGATCAGGCGCACGCACGCCCAGACGGCGGAAACCTGCATCGCAGTGTGCGGCGTCACGTTGACACCGGCTGGGCCAGATCGACCCACGACGGCCGCCCAGGCCTCGTCGTTGGTCAGGTCGAACGGCACGCCCAGCCACTTCAGCAACGACGCCTTGATGCGCCCGGGGCGCTTCACGGCCTGCGGCTTCATGCGCGCTCCACCTTCGCCGGGTTACTCAGCCAGTCGTCCATCGAGCCCTTCCCTTCGGGATTCAGTGCCATCAGGTACACCGCGGAAAACCCGGCCATCAGCGGGTCGATCTTCGCGCTCCCGCTCACCGCCTTGGTGATCGTGGTCGCGTTGCCCCTCGGCTCCACCTTCGCGTTCTCCACGCACCACGCCATCAGCGCCTGGCCCCCATGCACCAGGTCGCCGCCCGCGAGCATGCGCTCCGTCGTCTTGATCGCCCCGTTGAGGTGCCAACCCTGCGAGACGGCCACAATCTGCTGGGCATTGAGCCCGCGATCCGGCGCCGTCAGCTCGTCTACGATCGCGCCCACCCCGGCCGGGTCCACGCCGATCGCGTTCTTGTCCGGGAGCAAACCGGCCGACTGCAGCCGGCACACGATGTCGGCCAGCTCCGCGACGTCCCCGCCCGGGGCCTCCACAATGGCCAGCTCGCCGTCGGCGTGCAGATCCTGCAGCCGCTCCGCGATGTCCTTCCGCCTCTGCAGCACGATCCGGTGCGCCCAGGCGCGCGCCCACCAGAGCCAGCGGCGAGTGCCGCGCTCACGCCCAAGAACCACCAGGCCGAGCAGGTCGTCCAGGCCGCCGCCGTCGATCCCGACCACGCAGACCTCCGACCGCTCCATCACGGCCTCCAGCGTCAGCCCGGGCTCGACCGCGCGCGGCCAGAACTGCGCGCCCACCCAGCCGCCACCGGCCACCCGGCTCGGCGGCACGTTGAGCCGCTTCGCCAGGAACACCTTCAGCGAGTCGCCGCCGGCCTGCCTCGCCTCGAAGAACCGGCGCATGAAGTCCGCCGGGTCCACAGAGGCGCCCCAGTTCGGGTTCACCAGCGGGAAGTTCGCCGGCTCCAGGTAGGCCTCAGACTCCAGCATGTCCTCCGGCCACTCGTAGAGCAGCGGCAGGAAGTGCGGCGCCTCAATCCGCCCGTCCCGGACCGCACGGGCAAACTCCAGCTTCTCCCGATACACGCCGACCGGCTCGGAGTCCGATTCCGTCGTGATCGACATGACCAGGCCCTCTGGCCTGGACGCCTGACCGCCGGTGGCCTCCAGAATCAGGTCCGCCGCCCCCTTCCGCTGCGCTAGCAGCCACAGCTCCTCGAAAATGACGAATGCCCAGACCTTGCCGGCAATCGTGTCCGTGTCCGCCGCGTACACCCGGCAGGTGATGCCGGTCACCCGATGTGTCACCGCCCGGATGTTCGGCTGGATGTGGAACAGCGCGTTCAGCTCCGCGTCCGCCCGGATCGCATCCCGCAGCGGCCGAAACACGTTGTCCGCCGTCTCCTTCGTCGGCGCGATCACCGCCGCCTCGTTCGACTGGCGCCAATTCAGCACCAGCAGCGACAGCATCAGCCCCGCCGCAAGGCCCGACTTCCAGTTCTTCTTCGGCACCTTCAGGAAGACCTCGCGGATCAGCCGCTCTCCGGTCTCCACGTCGTAGGCACCGTGCACAACCTCCGCTATCTCGCTGATCCAGGGCCGGCAGATCTGCCCGTAGGTCGGCGGCACCGGCAGACCCACGTCGTCCACCGCGTGCTGCGGGTTCGGAACACCTACCGCCCTCAGACTGTGGAACACCTCCAGGCCGATACGCCCCTGCTCCGGAAAGATCGGCCGGCACGGCATCAGCGAGCGACCCTCCCGGATCCGCTCACGCCAGTCCGGGCACGCAGTCGTCCAGCTCATGGTCACTTCACTGCCACCAGCCGCGGCCTACACGGCGGCGGCACCGGGGCCAGCGAACGCTGACCCATCACCTTCCGCGCCGCCTCCGCCGCCTCCTCCTTCTTCCCGAGCGACCCGGCCCCCTTCGTCCCCTTCTTCAGCGCCAGAGCCGCCGCCATCCGGTCCTTGAAGTCCGCATTCGGGTCCTTCATGACCGCCCGCAGGAACTCGTCCGGGTCGTCCGTCATGTACCCCTTGGCCCGCGTCTTCCGCGGCGGCGCCGGCTTGCGACCGGCACCTTCGCGGGCGCCTCCGCTTCGACCCTTCACGCCAGCCATTTGATTTCCTCGCTCACCAAAATTTCTCGCGCGTGCGA